TTGCGGCCTTAGAGAATCTGGCGTCCCATCCGGGGATACCAACAATTCCGTTTTCCGCGTCGATCTGGAGCCAGCCGACCGCCTCGACCTCCCGCCAGAAGGTTTCATCGCCCCCGCAGACCTTCGAAAGGAGCCGGATCGACATCCGGGCCGTCCCGTCGGAACTGTTGAGGGAGCACCAGCCCCAGAGCATCACCAGCCGGCCGACCACCTGGTCGGGCTCGAGGCCCGTCCGGTCGACGAGCTCGAGGACTTCCGGCTTACTGGGGAGGCAAACGTCATAGGGGATCCATTCACCGGCCATTGGTCACCTCGTCGTGCATTGCTTGCGCTACATCGTCGTACATTCCCTGTAAAGCCATTCTCGCCTTAACAATCCTCAAAAGTTGAGCGCTGAGTTCATTGTCTGTCATGTCATTTTTTAAGATTGATTCCTTCAGCTCCATCATGTGTTTCTGAAGCTGATCAAACACAAGCCGCTGTGGAGATTCGGGGAACACCGCGTCAAAGATGTCTATCTCTGTAACGCCTGACTTCCGCACTTTCGTCATGATTCCAGAAACCCAACTTAGGCTGTATTGCTTTGGTTTTTTAGGTGGCGACTCGTCGGCGAAAGTCATGTCGGAAGCAATAGACATCGCGTCATAGTGAGAGCGCCACAAGCAATCGCAACACTTGATGTAAGACCCTTTGTCTTTGAATTTCCTGCCGCCACACTTCGGGCACCACACCACTAAAACAGAAGCCCCGTTTCTGTCTTTTGTCCAAAACACTCCACCCTTAGGGTGTTCTCCGAAGTGGTCGTGGCATTTCTCGCACAGAGTCTGAAGACACTCGTCTTCGACTTCCCATGGATTCCCGCCGTAGCGGAAGTGGTGAACGTGGAGCGTCGACTCTTCGTCGCCACACGCAACGCACTTCCACCCGTCGCGGTCAAGTATTTGAAGACGCTTTTTTTGCCACTTCGGGTGTTTGTATAGGTCGCTCATGCCATTCTCCTCGTGTTCTTGCGATCACCGCAGCCGCCAGCCTCCACACCGTCTCCGGCCGCCCGCTCGCGGACAGCCTCTTGATTCCTGTCGCCTCGACCAGCCCGGCCCGGCGGAGCCCAGCCATCCGGCGGGCGACCCGTTGCTCGGAGAGCCCGGCCCGCTCTGCGATCTCGTCCTTCGAGCCGGGGCCGACGACCAGGGCGTCGAGGATCCGCCGCTCGTGATCGGCAATCACCCCGCCCGCCATGCTGGCCGCGGTCTTTGAGGTCTCCGGGTCGTTCCGCCTGGCGGACGCGAACAGCGGCAGATCGCATTGACTATCGATGAAGGTCGGCATACTGGCTCTCCTGTGTATTGGCCGCGTGTCGTGCGGCATCCGGCCGTCGCCCGGTGGAAGGCTTTCCCGTCGACGAGCTGCTCGCGATATGTCGCCTCCTCGAGCAGGGCGGCCGATGTCGCCGGATGAAGCGGCGAGCCCACGGCGGGGCGGGTGGTCAGTAAGGCAGTCGGTTCCGTCTGATCTCCGAGAATCCCATCCGGAGTCTCGTCTCCTCGTCACTCCATCCGGCCCGGATCTGCTCGCACATCGCGGCTATCTCCGATTCGGAGGGGTCCGGCCGGCGACGGTTGTCGCCGCGACCCGTCACCCCGAAGTCATCCTCCGGGAAGTCGAGAAAAAGCCTGCTCTGTCCGTCGAGGTACGCTTCCATGCGTCACGATCTCCTAGAACGGGATGTCGTCCTGGGCCGCGACCGTCGCGGCCTTCTTCGCAGCCTTCGTCGCCGCCTTCGGTGGCTTGAACTCCGAGACGTTGACGTAGGTCCGGCCGTTGCTGCCGGTCCGGTGGTAGATCACCGCTCGCACCTCGCGGCCCGCGAGCGCCTCCGGGTCGAGCGAGATCTTCCCGGTCGCCGCCTCGCCCAGGGCGTCGGACAGGCTCTTCGCCAGGCGGACGCCGGTCGGGCCGAAGGGGATGTCGACGAAGACGAACTGGTAAGACCCGTTCGTCGCCGAGAGGCGGAGCATCAGGAACTCCCCCTCTTTGAACTTGTGCGGCCCCTGCGTGGCGCTCTTGATCTCGAAGGTGTGCTCGCCTTCCGGCACGAGCTCACGCTCCGTCTTCGCCGGTTCCTCCGGCATGTCGTCGATCATCCAGTCGGCCATGGTTTCCGTCCTTTCCTTGTGGTTTCGATCGCTTCCTGTGAATCCGTCTCTGCACCTCGTCGAAGTCGTCGCTAATCGCCGCCTCGAACTCCATGAACTCCCGCCAGGTCTGGTTTGCCGGTGAGCGTGGGATGTCGGTCATGCGCTCGCGGCCTCCTGTGGCTCGATGGCGTCGTGCCGGGCCGCGATCGCCAACCGCAGGGCCTTCGCCTGCTCGCCGTCGAGCTGGCCCTCGCTCTCGAGGACATCGACCCGGTCGCCGATCTTGCCAAGCGTCTTCACGTTGGCCGCGGTCGCGATGTAGTCCATCACCTGGTCGAAGAGCGGTTGCGGCGGCTCGGCAGCCGGGGACTGTGCCGTTTGCGAAACGGCTTTTGCAGGCGGAACGGCCGCCGCCACAGTCCCCGGGGCCGAGGTTTCCTTACTTAGCCACTCTCGCAGTTGCTTCCCCAGGTCCTCGCCCGCCTCGCGGACGATCGCGTCTTTGAGGAACGCGGCCCGGGTCTTCGTGACGATCAGCTCGTGATCCTGGTTAACGTCGCCGACGACCGTGAACTCGTACTCGAGCCCGTCGCGCTGGACCGGCTGGAGGCCGACCTTGCGGACCTGCGTCTTGCCGTTCACCTGCTCGATCACGTGCTCGACCTTGCTCCGCAACGTGCAGATGATGTGCATCTTCGCGCCGAGGATCGCGTCGACGAGCTGGTTATGGAGTGGCGTTGCGTCCCGCCAGCCGGAGAACGACCCGCCGCCGGACCGCTTCGCCGCCTTGTCGACGAACTCGAGGATTCCGCCCTTGCCAGCCCAGGCGTGGGAGAGGCTGTCGATGATGAGGACCTCGTAGCCGGCGGCCTCCGCGTCCGCGATCGCCTCGATGAAATTCCGGGCCTCGTAGGTCTCAAGCTCGAGCACATCGAAGCCGAGGCCCCGCTCGCCAGCGTAGAGGCTCGCCGAGCCCCGCTCGGTGTCGATCACCGCGATCCGGCCGCCGAGGCCGTGGGCCACTCGCAGGGCCGTCATCGTCTTTCCGCTGCCAGCCGGGCCGATCAGCCCTAGCCGCAGCTTCGCCTGTGCCTTCGTCGCCTTCTTGAATGCGCTCATCATTCGCTCCTTTTAGAAATGCCGCTCGCCGATCCGTCGGTCCGCGGCTGGTGGTTACATCCCTGTCCGGCCGGCATCCGCCGGCATCCTCGACGCGGACATCCGTCGACCGCGTCGTCTTCCTTGTTCGTGGTCCAGATCGTCGCGAGGTAGAACGCAGCCCCGGCCAGGACGAGCAGCGTCGCGACGTTGGCGATCTCGTGCTGGCTCATAGCCGGACCCTCCCTTCCTCGTCGGATAGGTAGGGGAGGGCGACCTCCAGGCGGTCGCGGGCGTGAAGAACAATCGCCGGGTTGACCCGGTAGAGGCCCGGGCCGACCGGCTGCATTGCCGCTACAAGGCTCCAGGCGGCGCGGATGCCGCCGAAGATCCTCGACAGGTGAAACGCCCGCGACTGGTCCCGGGTCCCGCGGGCGTCGAGGCGGTGGTGTGCTGCTGGTGTGCTCAAGATTGCGCCTCCTTGCGCGCGGGTCTTAGAAGCGGTCCATGTCGGAAGTCGGGACGACGATCCAAGCCCCCTCGCAGTCGACCGCGAGACGCTTCTCGTCCACCTCGAGCACGCGGCCCGACCACCGTTTGCCGGCGCTCGTGCCGTTGACCCAGTCGCCAACCGCCGGCAGTGAGGGCGAGCGGCCGTAGGTGTCGGCCATGCCTTCCGCGGCGGCCTTGTATTCGGGCTCGTGGGCATCCATGCCTACCTCCGTTATCGGATTTTGATGACAGCCAAAAAGGCCGGGCTATCCGGCCAGCCCTGCGGCGACGAGCCGCAGGACGATAATCAACAAATCGACCCATACCTGGGCGTCCATCTGTGCCTCCATGCACTCGGTGACGTTTCCCGTGTCATCCGTGACGCGGGCGAACTCTAGAACACTTATCGGAACTTGGTCAATGCCAGTTCAGATAATTTTTCTGAGCCGCGATTCCTGCGAGAAATCGCCGCTAGATGGCGTCCTTAAATTCCGAGATCAGGTCCGAGACCTCGCCCTTCGAGAGACCAGGGCGGAGCGGGATGCCGAGGGCCTTCGCGTAGGCGAGCTGCCGCTCGGTCGGCTTGTCGCGCCGCCAGGCGTTGGGCCGCCTGGGCCACGCGAGCGCGCCGCCGACAGCGATCACGACCGGGACGCCCATCGAGTAGGCCGTCTTCTTCGGGGACGCCAGCGAGTTGAGGATCAGAATCAGCCCGAAGACCAGGAAGCAGGCCGCAAAGGCGGCGCGTATCAGGTAGACCAACTGTGCCAGCATGGAGAGGCTCCGCGGTTAGGCGGCGCGGAATCCATTCGGCGGACGGCCGCCCCGCTTCTTACGCTTCGCCTTCTGATCCTTGGCGACTCGTTTGATCTCCTCGAGATCGTAAAGCACTACCCGCGGGGATTCCACTCGGCACCAGAGGACGCCTTCGCGGGCGAGCGTGCGGATGTAATGCGTCGAGCAGCCAAACTCCTTCGCGGCCTGGGCCGTCGTGATGAGTTTTCTCCCGGTCTGCGAGTCGAGAAGCATCTCCATAGCCTCCGCAGCGTATCGGCAGACGCCCGCGGGTCTAGCCCGGCGAGTGTCCGGCCTGCCGGGGCCTTCCTTTTCCCGGGCAGGATTGAAACGTTTGACAGTGGCGGGGACAGGAGAAAACCATGAAGTGACCAGCCGTGCCGCGGCCAATCGTTACAGCCGTCACGACCGGCACTCCACTAGGAAGGGGGAGCAACCCTGCACGGAAGTGTGACCTATCCCTAATGCGAAGGAGGATCACACCATGACACTCGAAACTTTTCTCACGACCGTCTACGTCCCACTCCGTCTCCGCGGCCGCTCGCCCGAAAGCGTCCGCCTCCTGCGACACGCGATCACCCAGTTCTCCAAATGGCTCGGACGGCCAGCCACGCTCGAGGACCTCGACGACCTGGTCGTCTCGCAGTGGCTCGCCGCGATGGCGGAGAAGAAGTCGCCGAACTCCGTCGCCCGCGAGCGGTCCGGGATCCTCGCCCTGTGGAACCTCGCCCAGGGCCGCGGCCTTGTGAAGCTCCGCCCGACGGTCGCCCCGGAGTTGGTGCCGCAGGGCGTGCCGCGGGCGTTCACGGCCGACGAGCTCGTCCGCCTGGCCGACTCCGCTCGCTATGCCTGGGGCTGGGTCGGCCCGATTCCGGCGGGCGTGTTTTTCCGGGCGTTGATCGCGGTCGGTCTGGAGACCGGCGAGCGGATTAACGCGATCTTGAACACGCCGCGACACTGTTGGCAGAGGCCTACGCTAACGGTCCCGGCCGCGATCCGGAAAGGCCGCAGGCAAGAGCGCGTCTACGAGCTCTCGCCGGAGGCCTGCGATCTCGTCGACGCCGTGAGCCGCCACGAAGGGCCTACGGTCTTTTGGTGGGTCGCATCTGGGACCGCCCTGCGGAAGCGGTGGAAGACGATCACCCGCCGGGCCGGGCTCGGCGACGGCCGGGATGTCCAGTTCCACGCCCTGCGTAGGTCGACCGCGTCACACTTGGCCGCAGCCGGTCTCGACGCTACGGCGTACCTTGGCCATTCGACCGACCGCATCACCAGGCGGAGCTACCTCGACCCTCGCGTCGTCGATTCGCGACGGCCGAAGGCTTGGCAGGCGATGCCGAGGATCTTCAAGCAAGACGACGAACCACCGGCACGATCGGCGTAATCGTACCCGGTTCAATGTCCTGTCCCCGAATGTCACCGAATGGCGAATCCTGCGACCGACAATCGGCACGACCGCGTCAGCCGGACGCCTCACACTCCGCCAGACACGAAGCGTACCCCGCCAGGTCGATCGGCGTGTCGGCCGACTTTGCCGGGCCGCGGTGCCGGGCCAACTTGTCGATGATCATGATCTGAGCCCAGTCCGCCTCGGTCAGCGGCTCGCGGAGCTTGTCGGCCAAGAGGCCGTTCAGCATTTGAACCGTCCGCGAGAAATGCTCGCGCGGTGGGCCGTAGGTCTCGCGTCGGTTGCGAATGACCTCGAGGGCGTCGACGAGCATCTTCTCCGCCGGGGTCTCTGCGATTCGGGCGACAGACATTTTTTCCTCCTGGAGCGCCCGCACCATGCGGACGAGATGGACGACGTACGAGGCTAGCGTCCCCGACGTTCCCGTCCATGCCCCGGAAAACCGCCGCGCCCGCTGCTCCGCCTCGACGAGCTCGTCTTCGGTGAGCCAATGCATCAGCTCGACCGGACCTTCCCGTCGACAATGCGCAAATTCTCGACATCGAACTCGCCGCCGGCGTGAACCTCGACCGTAGCGAACCCGTGGTTCCAGCGGTTAATGCGGGCGTACTCCGGCGTAAGGTCGCACAGGCAGCCGGTCGACCAGCAGAACGTCTCCTCGTGCCACATATTCGGCTCCGAGTGGCCGCTCGTCTGGTGCTGGTGGCCCTGGAGGACCGTATGCTTCGTCCGCATCCACGCTCCCCGGGCAGGATTAACCGGCGAGGCTATCCCCTTCGGCAGCTCGTGGCCGTGGAGGATCGGCAGTTGTCCGAGCATCACCGGCCGCTGATCCTCGACCAAGTCGATGCCAAGATCGTCGAGGTCGAACCAGGCCCGGAGGCCCATCCGATCATCGTCGCTGATTTCCGGGGCGTGCTGCCACAACCAGTGAGCCCAACGCTCTTCGTGGTTGCCGAGCTTGGCGACGATCGGGATCCGCGGCAGCTCAGCCCGCAGCCAGCGGAGCAGCTGCCGCACCTGCTCGAGCTCGCCTTTAAAGTCGCGCTCGCTAGGTTTCTTCGTCCATCGGCTGATCGAGTAGAAGTCTGCGAAGTCGCCATTGAGCAGGAGCCCGGCGATCTTCTGCCGCTTCAAGTAGTTCACCGCGGCGCGGAGGGCGGTCTCGGAGTGATACGGTACGTGGATGTCGGAGAGGACGCCCACCAGGCCGACGACCTCGAACTCGTGCGGTCCCCAGGCGGCCGCCTTCGAGACCGGCATCGTCGCGAGCTGGCCCGCCGTCCGCTTTGTCCGCTGCTGGAATGGCTTCCTGGCCTTTCGCCGGTAGTCGCCTTGCAGACCCATTAGGTAACGGATCCGGCATTGGGCAGCGTTGAGCGTGATCTTTTTCCCGGTCTCGTCACGGAGCCTTTTTGCGAGGCTGCGGGCCGGGGCGTCCGGGTGTTTGCGGACCAGCTGCCGGGCGACCTTTGCGATCTCGTCGAGCCTGCTTGCCATCCTTGACGCTCCTCTTGAGGTAGATCCATCCGTCCTCGTCCGGGATCCCGCCGCCCGTGACGTCGTCCTCTTCGATCTCGCAGAGAAACTCCGGCGGCCTGCTCGGCTTTTTACGCGCCACGATTAGCCCTCCTGGCTGCGAGTATTCTCGACCTCCTGCGGCATGGCTCTAGCCCTGGCAATCGCCCGCCTAACCAGCAGACGCCCGGCCGCGTCGATAAACGGCAGTTTTCGCTTCGTGGCCTCTTCGCGGAGCCAGCCGACGATCTCGTCGAGGTGGGCTTCGCACCAGTCGCAGCCGTTCGCGTCCATCGTCCGCGCCCGTGCGTTACAGGAGCAGTTGGGCGTTGCGGTAATGCCCACCAGTTTCAAAAGTTTCTTGAGTTCCGTCCCCGGCCCTGCATCCGGTGCCTGCGGCTGCGGGGGCTTGCCGCTATGACAGTCGCGTTCCACGATCTTACCGTCTTCGATGAATCGCTCGCGGCATCCCATTTTAGTTGATCGTGAGTGTGGAGGTGGACGAGTTGTAGGTGCCTGTCTTGGTCGTGCCGGTCAGCGCTACCGTGTACGTCCCGCCCGTTGCACCGGCCAGCAAAACAAACTGGTCGCCGGTAGACGGCGCAGGAGAAAACGCGACCGTGAGCGAAGACGGCGTGAACGTGGCCGATGTAACGCCAGACCCGCTC